GAAACTGAAAGTAATCGAATCATTTGACCTCACAAAGTCCGTTCGTGAAGCCAAACTCGTTTATGCTACACTAGCAGAATCCATCAATAGCGGTGCAAAGAAAGTTGAAACTCCTGTAAAGAAGTCTTCGACTGTCAAGAACATCACCGAGGGATTGGCAAGTAAGCCAGTTGCATCAACAAAACCAACAACAGCCGCTGTTCTTACAGAAGGTGCCGACATGGCAAACCGCTTTAAGAAATTGGCCGGTATTCGTAGCAAGTAAAAATCAACAATCAACCTTAACAAGGAAAAAAATATGTCAGATATCAAATCACTACTAACTGAGACAACCAATCCAATGGTTAAGCTCATGAGCGAAACCCGTGGTCTAGTGACCAAGTGGGAAAAGACAGGTCTTCTAGAAGGAATCAAGACCGACATGGAAAAGTCACACATGTCCATCCTTTTGGAAAACCAAGCAAAGCAACTGATCGACGAAGCTACCCGCACTGGTACTTCAGCTAACTCGGAACAATGGGCAGGCGTTGCTCTTCCATTGGTTCGCCGTGTTTTCGCTGAAATCGCCGCTAAGGAATTCGTCAGCGTTCAGCCAATGAACCTACCATCTGGTCTAGTATTCTATCTAGACTTCAAGTATGGTACCAACCAAGCTGGCAAACCAGCATTCGTAAACCAAAGCTTGTTCGGTGGAACAGGCACAAAGTTGGGTTCAACCGACAGCGCAGTCAATGGTCTATATGGCCAAGGCCGTTTCGGTTACACCATCAATGACGTTTCCGGAAGCTCAAACTTCACAGGAACCGCCACAACTGGTTCATGGTTGGATGCAAAGTTCGTTCCAGAACTATCATCATCAATCGTTGCTACCGAAATCATCAAGATCACCGTTGACATGGATCCAGACACATATGGAACCGACCTAAACGGCGTTCGCGCATTCACGATCTCTGGATCTGGAATCGTTGATTTCTACCCAGCATTCACAACTGTTTCTGGAAACAATGTTTCATTCATCGTTTCTGGTTCAGCAATCGGTGCATCCCCAAGCGTCAAGATCCAATACCACAAGCAACCAACAGACAGAGCACGTGGCGACTTCGAAGACCAAGGCGCAGGATTGCCAAATCAAACAGGTGTTGCCAATGACGTTGGAATTCCAGAAGTCAACCTAGAGTTGAAGTCTGAAGCTATCGTTGCAAAGACACGCAAGTTGAAGGCCGTCTGGACACCAGAATTGGCTCAAGACTTGAACGCATATCACTCAATCGACGCAGAAGCAGAATTGACTGCTCTATTGAGCGAATACGTTTCTATGGAAATCGACCTAGAAATCCTAGACATGTTGGTAACAGCCGCTCCAGCAGCAACAACTGAATACTGGTCAGCACGTATCGGTGACGAATATGATTCAACACAAAGCAAGTTCGTCGCAACTGCTGCTAACCGTACAGCATATGTCAAGAGCACATGGTTCCAAACCTTGGGCAACAAGATCCAAAAGGTCTCCAACAAGATTCACCAATTGACACTACGCGGTGGAGCTAACTTCCTAGTTTGCTCACCAGACGTAGCAACAATCATTGAATCAATCCCAGGCTTCACAACCAACACGGACGGCGATCAAGCCAAGTTCGCGATGGGCGTAGCCAAGGTTGGCGCTCTAAGCAATCGTTGGACAGTATACAAGAACCCATACATGACCGACAACGTCATGTTGGTTGGTTTCCGTGGAAGCAACTTCCTAGAAACCGGCGCTGTATACGCTCCATACATCCCACTGATCCAAACACCATTGGTGTACGATCCAGTGAACTTCACACCACGCCGTGGCGTGATGACACGTTATGCAAAGAAGATGATCCGCCCAGAATTCTACGGCAAGATCGTCATCGGTGCATTGAACGAAGTCTAATTCTTAACAGAGTTAAACTCCTAAACAAAAAGACCCGCAGAAATGCGGGTCTTTTTTATTGCATATTTGATATGTATTCTGATAAAGCCTATGAATAAATTATATAAAAACATATTCGCGTTTCTATTATTGGTATCCATTTTGGTCGCCAATCCAATTGATGACAAAGGATCACAATTTGTTGTGAATGGTGCACCAGTAAGCAAGATAGAAAAGAACAATCAGTATCTTATCAAGAAAAATTATGCTATTCATTATCGCTTTGATACCAAGACAGCAGAGTATGTTGTTGAACATCCAACAAAGGAAAAAGTAACAGGAACATCCAAAAGACAGGATGATTTTCGTCCAGATCCAGAAATAGCAAAGCAACATCAATCTCAACTTGCTGATTATGCCGGTGAACCATATGACCGTGGTCATCTTGTGCCTGCTGGAAATTCAACACAAAATGATGATGTGATGAGCGAATCATTTTTCTTGAGCAACATGGTACCACAAGTTCCAAATCATAATCGCGGTATATGGAAGCAATTGGAAACAGCAGTTCGTGAATGGGTCAATGAAGGCAAAGACATATATGTTATTTCGGGCACATTCTACAACAAAGAGCACAGAAAAATAGGTCAAAATGTTGGTGTTCCAGACAATCTTTGGAAAGTCATTATTGATGCCAAATCAAACAAAGCCATAGCATTTTGGTTTCCAAATGCACCATTGCCTGTTGCTGATTTGCCAAAATATGCCACAACAATATCAGACATTGAACAAAAGACAGGTTTGAATTTTAATCCAAAATTGTCTGATGCAGATCAAAAGAAGCTTGAAGCAACCAAGCCAAATTTGACTGAATGGTCCAGCTTGGAAAAGAAGTAATATCAGCCGCCTGATCTAAACACGGCTGAATTCCAGTTCATTCTTTTCACAACACCTTTGTTGGATGTTGTCTTATATTCTTTGTGATTCAAATATTCTTTGGCGGCGTCTTGAAATTTATGTTGGTCAAGTAGCTTCATTGTTTCTGGACCAAGATCTCCTTTTTTGCCAAATCCTCTGAATCCTGCATTTATGATTGCAATTTTGATTGTAAGAGGAAAAGTGTCAAAATTCTTCATGAATTTTTTTGCAATGTCAATTGTACGGTTGACATCTTTGTTCAACAATTTGATAGCTTCATCATCAGTAAGACCTTTGCTGAAATTTTCTCCTGCTTGAATTTTGTGACCATATCCTATGGTGTCACTGCCACCTTCCAAGCTTTTATGTGGAAACCATTTTTTCAATTGCTTGTTATATCCACCGTTTGGGTTATCTTTGCTGTTTTCAAATTTCATGATTACATTGGCCGCTTTTGATGCAACATCTTCTGCCTTGGCTGTACCACTAAAATCAATATTTGGCTGCGTATAAGGCTTTCCAGCGGCATTTGATGCAGGTTGTGCATAAGCGTGCTGTGCTGGTGGCATCACAAACTTTACTGGTGGTAAATCTGCCACAGGAGCTTCAATAAGTTTTTGTTCATGTAACAGGTCTTTTAGTTTGATGATACTCATATATATTATAAATATGAAGATGCCTTCGTATTATATCTCGTATAATAAATATTGCGATATAAACAGAGACCATAACCATATTTATATAATATGGCAGACACATCAATAAATTACACTGTGGATCAGGATAGAGTGAGATGGCCAGGATCTGGTTCATTGATTGCACCGGGAAGCGGTTCAACTCCTTTTGGATTTTACGATGGTGATGCGGCGTTTCAATTGGATGCTCCGAATGCAGCAAAATGGGCGGCAACAAGATTGGGTTATCCAATCACCGACATTGAAATGATCGACAAAAATTTCTATGCATGTTTTGAAGAAGCATGTTTTGAATATAGCGCACAAGTAAATCAGTTTAATATTCGAAACAACATGGGCGTGTTGCAAGGAAGTTCAGCCAATGTTAATTTGACACAAACAAATGTTGCAGCAAGTGGACTTCCACAGTTGATCAGAATTGCTGAAAGTTATGGAACAGAGTTTGGAGTTGGTGGAAACGTGGATTGGAAAAAAGGACATATAGATGTTGTGGCAAAACAGCAGACATATGATCTTCAGGCTTTGTGGGGAAATGTAAGTGAAAGTTTTGATCGTATTGAAATTCGCAGAATTTTTCATGAGATGCCACCTGCTGCGGCAAGAATTTATGATCCATTCAGCATGACGGGCATGAGCTATAGCAATGTTCTTAATGAAATGGGATTTGCTGGATATTCTCCTGCCACACAATTTTTGATGACGCCAATTTTTGAAGATTTGCTAAGAATGCAGGCAATTGAATTCAATGACCTTGTGAGAAAATCAGCATGGAGTTTTGAATTGGTGAACAACAAATTGAAATTGTTTCCAATTCCAACATATTCATTCACAATGTATTTTGAATATCTGCTTGTGAAGGATCGCGACAGTCAGGGCATATACAATTCTGGTTCATTCTATGTTTCTGGCAGCAATACTGTTGTTTCGTCTTCTGTGATTGGAGATTACAGCAATGTGCCTTACAACAATATTCCATACACCACCATAAACAGTGTAGGTAAGCAATGGATACGAAAGTATTTCCTTGCGCTTTGCAAAGAAGTGCTTGGAAGCATTCGTCAAAAGTATCAGACCATTCCAATACCTGGAGCAGAAGTCACACTTGATGGTGGAGAATTGCGTCAGGAAGCATCGTCTGAAAAAGAAGCATTGATTACTCAACTAAGAGAAAATCTTGAAGCTACAGGCAGAAAAGCTCAAATGGAACTAAGAGAAGCCGAGGCACAACAACTTCAAGCAACACTTCAAAAAGTTCCGATGGGAATTTATATTGGTTAAAATGAAACCGTTTTCAATACTGGACAAGGTTTTAACGAAGCATGAGCGCAGAAGAATGAAGTATGTTGGTTTGAAAAAGACTCTCAAGCCAAGTGACAAAAGATTTACTTCATTGGAACGCAAATATTATCTCATGCTTAAGAACTTGGATGTGTATTATGTTCCGCAATATCCAATGGGCGGAAGATATTATGATGCATATCTGCCAGATCAAAACATACTTTTTGAATTTGATGGATCATTTTGGCATCCAAAGAATGAAGATGATGCAAAATATGATTTTCAGAAAAAAGCATTTAAAGTTGATGAACTGAAAAACAAGATGGCTGAAAAGAAAGGAATGAAGATCATTCGCATTCGTGAAGATGAACCAATCACATTGGAGCAGATGAAAAAATTGATCTTCTCATAAGTTATGCCATTGAAATATAGAAACAGAAATACAATTTCTACAACATCCACTTCGCTTGGAAGTTTTGTTGGAAGGAACGCGTCTGAAAATAGTGGTTGGAGAGGTATTACATATGGAAATGGTTTATTTGTTGCAACGGCATATTCTTCAGGAACAAACAGAGTAATGACATCTCCAAATGGAATAACTTGGACATCTAGGTCAGATGCTCTTAATCCTCAATATGGATCAGATAATTGGTTTAGTGTTACATACGGAAACGGATTATTCGTGGCTGTTTCTAGTACCTCTGGAGGATCGTCTGGAAAGGTAATGACATCTCCTGATGGAATAACTTGGACAACTAGAAATGCAAATCCTGTAGCCAATACTTGGTATAGTGTTACATACGGAAACGGATTATTTGTGGCTGTTTCAGGTAACGGAACAAACCGAGTCATGACTTCAACAGACGGAATAACTTGGACAGCAAGATCTGCTGCGGAAAATAATACTTGGCGAGATGTTACATACGGAAACGGATTATTTGTAGCCGTTGCACAAGACGGAACCAACCGAGTCATGACTTCAACGGACGGAATAACTTGGACGGCAAGATCTGCGGCTGAAGCCAATGGTTGGTCTGGTGCAGTATACGGAAACGGATTATTTGTAGCCGTTGCACAAGACGGAACCAACCGAGTCATGACTTCAACGGATGGAATAACTTGGACAGCAAGATCTGCGGCTGAAGCCAATAGTTGGATAAAAGTATCATATGGAAATGGTATGTTTGTGGCAGTGGCCGCAGATGGAACAAATAGAATCATGTCCTCAACAGACGGAATAACTTGGACAGCAAGGTCTGCGCCAGAAGAAAATCAATGGGTAAATATAACGTATGCCAGTGGATCTTTTGTTGGAATTTCACAAAACGGAAGTAATAGAGTTATGACCGCAGATTTGACTACAAATGTACTTGTTTCCGGTGGAATGAAATTTACCAACAGAAGTAATAATACTTCTAATAGAACATTCGGATTGAAAATAGCAACTGTGTCGGCTGCTTCTTCAGCAACTCAAAAAGCAATATTTGGGTATGGTTCTAACGGTGGATCTTATTATTATTCCCTTACAAATTTGGTAAGTAACACAGGTGTTGTGGCAAATGATACAACGGGTGTTGGAACGGCAAGAGCGCTTCTCGCCGCAGCGGGTTATGGAACAGATAAAGCCATATTTGGATATGGTTTTGTAGCTAGCTCTCCTTATTATGCGAGTATGACTAACCTGGTAAGCAACGTCGGTGTAGTAGCTACTGATACAGCAGGTGTCGGCACGGCAAGATATGCTCTAGCAGCAGCGGGCTACGGAACAAATAAAGCAATATTTGGATATGGTGATAGCGGAAACGGCTTCTATAGTTTAACTAACCTTGTTAGTAATACTGGTATAGTAGCAACCGATACAGCGGGGGTCGGTACAGCTAGGGCAGCGCCCGGCGCGGCCTGCTATGGAACCGATAAAGCAATATTTGCATATGGTTCCTACATTTCCGGTGGGGATTTTGTATATGTATCTATTATAAATCTTGTAAATAATACAGGCGTAGTTGCAACTGATACAGCGGGGGCCGGTACAGCTAGACGGCGTTTAGCAGCGGCTGGTTACGGCAGCGATAAAGCTATTTTTGGGTATGGAAGTAGGCAGTCTGACAACACATTATCTATGACCAATCTCGTAAGTAACACAGGCGTTGTTGCGACTGATACAACTGGCGTTGGAACTGTTAGACAAGAGTTGGCAGCGGCTGGCTATGGCAGCGATAAAGCTATTTTTGGTTACGGGGCTTCTTTTAATTATACAATGTTATCAATGACCAATCTCGTAAGTAACACAGGTGTTGTTGCGACTGATACAACTGGC